CTACTCGATGCAGACAGTATGCGAGATGAGCTGACCTTTGGTCATTACGATGACGTTGTCAGGGATTATCCTGAAGTAGAGCAGATCGCTAAGTTCATTAAACATTCGGAGTAAGTATTATGAGTATTGGGATCACAGCCGCAGTGTCGCTTGGTAGTGCTGCAATTAGCGGATACGGTGCTAGTAGGGCAGCAAAAAGAGGCGCGAAGGCGCAAGAAGAAGCCAGTGCATCACAAATGGCCCCCTTCCGTTTGAAGGAACCGTACCTTGATAAGATGTACGGAAATGTTGAAAAAGGAACTGAGAGAGCTATCAACGCTGGTGTTTACGATGGCCCAACCTACGCCACTATGGATGATAGAACGGCGCAAGGTTTGGACTTCCAGTACAACAACGCGCTTAACAACTCAGGTCTAGCCAATAGCATCATGGGTCAGACCGGCGGTTTCGCGGGTAACTCTGCTGACTTGTATGGCCGAGCGTCTCAAGATAACCTCCAAGGCGCTATGGATTACGCATCAGGACCGCGCTTAGATAACATGGCTAACTCAGCGATGCGTAACGACTACCGCACCCTCACAGAGAGTACTTTACCGGGTATTGATCAAAAGGCGAGCGCAACCGGGAACATGAACAGCTCAAGAGCCGCTATTGCGGATGCTGTTGCAATGAGAGGCTATGATGATCGATCAGCGGATGTCCGTTCTGATATCCAAAGTGGCCTCATGGATGATTACCTACAGCAGTCGCAAAACCAGTTCACCAATATGACGAGCGCCAATAACAACATGGCGAGTTACTTCGGTGATGGTTACGGTTTCCAGAGTGGTGTTGCTGGTGATCTTATTAACTCAGGCAGGGGTTATCAAGCCGATCAACAAGCTCAGAATAATGCTGCTCAATCTCAGTATGAAGCGCAGCGTATGGACGAGATGGGTCTTCTCTCACAACAAGCGAACATCATGGGCGATGCTCCTCAGGTTGGTAAAATTACTCCTAATCTTTATGATTCTACTTCGGCTGGTGTGACTGGTGCTTTGAGTGGTGGTATGGCTGCATGGGAGATGATGGGTAAGCCTAGCCTGTTCGGTGGTGGTAGTACGCCTCCGCCACCAGCACTAGATTTTAACGCTAGTAATCTGGATTTCAGCTTCGGCAATCACAGCCCCTTTAAATAGGCAGGAATTTAACCTATGAATTTTTCTCAATTTATAAATAGCCAGTCCCAGTCAGGGCTTCCCACTTCCGGGGCTTTAACTACCGAAAAGGTCGTTCAAGGCGCTAAGAGTGTTCTAAGCAATCCAACGTCTACACCAGAGCAGGTATCTCAGGCAGGTGCGATATTAACTCAGGTTACATCAGGAGCTGCCCCACAAGCATCCCCTCCGATCTTGTCAGGTATCCCTGCCGCACCTCCTATGATGAACACACAAGCCCCACCTGCGCCTGTCTATGGTGGCAACGTGGGATTGAGTATGCTCGCAGGTTCTCAGGCAGCAGCGGCTCAAGGCGGTAACGCTATGTACGCAGGTATGGCTAAAGGCTACAACGATGGTATGAAGACCCAGTACAACGCTGATCAGCAGAACTATGAAAACCAAGCTGATTGGCAGAAGACTACAGCACAAGCTGCAAGGGATAATTACACAAGCAGACTGCAACGCGAGCGTCTAAAGACTGACATCCAGAAGCATAAAGACAACCTAGGTCTTAACCAGAATACCCAAACCCTTAACCAAGCTAAGTTTGACGAACAGAAAGATCAGAATGACGTTACAAACGATCTGCGTCAAAAAGAATACGATCAGAGTGTTAAGAACTACGACCAGAAGATCCAAGCTGCAAAGGATGTGAAGACAAGGGAGCTTCTGAAGGAAGATAGAGAAATTTCACAGGTAGGTTTTGACCTTCAACATAGTATTGATAACTTTACCGCTGCAACGGAGGGTTTTTACAACCCAGATGGTTCAGTTAATAGTTACATCACCGGCCCAATTGCAGGCACTATTAAGGCAACATATGACAAGCTCTCTAATGACCCTAAAAGGGCTAACGCAGCGATTCACAGGCTATTACTTGAAGAGCTTAAAGTTGACGATACACTACTTCGTGTTGCTCAAACTAAAGGCGCGATATCTAACTCAGAGATGAAACTGTTCATGAAACCTGCTCCCGATGTGATGCTAAGTTCCGAGAAAGAATGGATAGGCTGGATTGAGAAGCGTAGGGCTAAACTGATGGAAGTTCAGTATCGCCTCAGGAATAGCCTTCAGGCTTCTGAGACAACAGAGTTTGACAACTGGAATGATTACAACAAGAACTACGGCCCCTCATTCAACAGCAGTAGTCAATCTTCGGTATCTCCTCCTCAGTCGTCTAGCGGTGGTATGAATCTTTCAGGTAATAAACCGCCCCAGCAGCAGATGACCACTAAGGGCGGCGTTAGCTACTCTATAGACTAAATCCCCCTCAAGGAATTTACATGGCTACTTATAATATCGGCAAGGGTCGTTACACCCTCCCTGATGGCTTGTCTCAAGATGTCTTGGAACAAACCATAGAAGAGATCCACGCCACACACGAAGCCACACGCCAAACTGATATAGGCATGGGTCTTGATACGCTCCAGCAAAACATCGGTGCAGGTATCGAGACTGTTGGTAACCTGACAGGTCTTGAGTCTGTCGAGCAGTTTGGTGCTAATCAGTACAACCGTAACAAACAGTCTTTAGAAGAAGGTCGCCACGTTCCTGACTACCCCGGTAGTTTTTCAGATCAAGAAGGTATCGGTAACAAGTTAGGATGGCTTGGCGAAGGTATTACTACACAAGGTCCTAACTCAGCAGTAAGCTTGGTAGGTGCGGGAGCAACGGCTGTTGCTGGTTTATATTCACTTCCCCTAGCTGCTGTAATCGGAGGCGGAACCGCAGCCGTTAACTATCTCCAATCAACCGGGGAAGTCGCTAACGAAATGCGCGACAAGACCGGGAGTTATAATCCCAAGATTGCTGCTCTTGGTGGCGCTGTTATTGCAGCCCTTGATAAGTTCGGTGCTGGTAAAGTCTTTCCTAAAGACAAGCTTTTGGAGATGTCTGGCGAGCAGGTAATCCAAGAGTTAATGAAGAAAGGTTACACCGAAGCAGCTAACGAAGTCGCCAAGAAGTTCGCTATCGAAGGTGGTCTTGAGGGCGTACAGGAAGGCATATCTATGGCCGCTGCTGCGTCTCAAGGTGGTGAATACACTGCCGGTGAGGTAGCTGATCGAGCTTTGGACTCTTTCGTACTTGGCGGTACTATGAGTGCAGGTACTCATGCCACTGCTGAAGTTCTCTCTCGTACCGTAGGCCAATCTCCAGAAGCTAAGCTAGATACCGCAGATCAATACCTACGCCAGCAACTAGCTGACCCTAGTGTTACAGAGCCTAGAAACCCGCAAGCTGAAGGTAGTCGTAATAAACTACTTCAACAGTTAAAGGTAGTCGAGGCTGCTCAAGAAGGTGACGCAGAGGCTCTTGAAGAAGCCGCCAAGTTTATCGATGTCGCTGCCGCAGATGCAACTCTAGCCAAGCGTTTAGATACCATCGCCACGACAGGCTACCCTGACGCAGACGGTCAGACCGTCCCTTACAAAACAAAGGATGTTGACCGCGATTCAAACAAAGGCGTTAGAGCGTTAGTTGACCAAGCTCATAAAGATATTGTTGGTGAGGTTAAGGAATTACAGGTCGTATTAAAAGACCTACTCAAGCCTGACACAGCAGACTTCTCTAACTTTGAATCCCTAATGGATATTGTTCTAGCTGACTCAGGTATTAGCTTATCGAAGAACAAAGCCAAGAGTATGCTGTCTACGCAGAACTTTGAAGCCGTAGATCGTCTAGTCGGACATACCGAAGAAGGACAACGGCTTCTCAACCTAATGCGTGAGAGTAATGCACTGACTGACGTACACCTCAACGATTATGTTGGTGGTATCTCTAAGTATACCGATCAGTTCAGCCCCTTTGGAGTACACACAGGCTATGACTCTGGAAAGAGCGTAGCTAACGTAGCTCGCATGGCTGGATCTGCCGCCCTTGCTGCTAATACAGCGGGTGCAAGTACCGCCATACAAGGTGGTATTGCCGGTGCAGGGCGTATGCTAGGCCGAGGCAGTAGAAGCACCGTAGACAACTACATTCGCAACAACGCTGGCGGTCAGCCTATGGGCCAACAGTCGCGCCCAGATGTTCCCTCTGTGATGCAGCAAGCTAACGCTGCTAAGGTTGAAACTGATCGCCAGAAGGCTGCTGAGTTAGCCCAGAAAGAAGCTGAAGCACAACAGGCCACTGTACGACAACAACAGCTAGAACAAACAAACCGTGTTTTAGGCCAGAGACAAGCGCCTCCAACAGATGAAAGTCCTCAGTGGACTATGGAGACAGCTACAGGTTTAGACAAACAAGGCGTTGCTACTGCTCTTCGTATGCTTGAGCGTCTACCTACTTTCGCTGACCAGCCAGCAATACGCCAAGCCGTAGAAGGCTACAGAAAGACTGTAGACACTGGCGGCAGGGTTCCGAACCTAAGCCCTCTCATTCGTGCTGCTAATATGGTCGCCAATGAGAACCCTGAGTTCATCCAGCGTATCGCTGAGCCTAATCAACAGGTTGAGCAGCAGCAGGCTCAAGTCGATAAGACTGAATCCCAGAAGCAAACAGAAGGCTACCAACGAGGCATCGAAGCCAATCTGAAGTTCGGTAGTGACCTGATGGATGCTATGAACGCTGACAAGAGTATCGAGCCGGTAGTCAAAGCTAAACTAGGCAACGCACTCAAGCAGATACAGTTGAACCTATCTGAAGACCCGGTAGGTACTTTGAGTGGCCTAGCTAAAGGTTTAGCTGAAGACGGAGTCCCCGGTAACCTCATCGAGCAGTACTTGGGTCCATACGCAGAGCGTGTAGCGAGACAGCAGAAGAAGCCTGTGCCGCCGCCTAGTGATATGAGCGTGGCTGATCGTTCTGATACTGCATCCACAGAAAACCTATGGACTATACCCCCGCAAGCTTTCAATTCGGCAGACACTTCAATTAACTCAGGTAAACTTCCAGCCGGTTACGGTAAGCTCAAGAAGATGGGTGTCTTTGAAGACGGTCAGGTAGTTGTAGACATCGGCGGTGGTCGTTTTGATAACGCTGTCGATGACCTTGGTAAACAAGGCGTGACGCTTAAGGTTTACGATCCGTTTAACCGTAGTCCAATCCACAACGAGCAGGTATCATCTGAAGTTCGTGATGGTGGCGCTGATATAGCCGTATCTCACAACGTCCTTAACGTAATTAAAGAGCCTGAGAATATGGCTCAGGTCATCCAACAAGCTCACAACGCAATCCCGGCAGGTAACAAAGCCTACTTCACTGTCTATGCTAAAAACGGTAGCGGTAAAGGCGAAGAGACTTCAAAAGGTTGGCAACGTAACGAGCGTACTAAGGCTTACGTCCCACGCATCGAAGAGGTGTTTGGCGAAGGTAATGTTGAAGTTAAGAATGATGTTGTTATTGCGTCTAAAGGTAATGCTTCCAGTGGTATGGTCTTGGATGATCGTCCTAGTGGTAATATTCAATACGCTCTTGATGATATGGGCGAGATAGATTTCGAGTTAGGAACTGAAGTAGATAAGATAGCTAAAGACAGGGATCTAGGTATAACGTCAGATCGTGAAATCCACGCCGTTGTTAAAAACGAAGATGGAGAAGTCGTAGCAGGCTCTTATAAATCAACAGACAATGAGAATTATACGTTTGATGTTGTTGTTGCGAAAGATGCTGAAGGGACAGGTGCAGCTTCTAAACTTGTAGATGATGCTATAGACGGCTTTGATGGGTTCAGAGAATACGCTGGGGACGCTGCTACTTTTGTAGTGGATGTTGTAAGTCCTACAATAAAAGCTATGCTTGAGCGAAGAGGTTTTAAGGTCGTAGATAAGACAGGTAAAGACCGCTGGGATATGGAACCAAGGGACTACGGTAACGTAGGGGCAAGGGTTGATCCTAACAAGAAAGACTCAAGTCTAATCTTGGCTGATCGTCCTAACAGTGACTCACGCCTACAGAAAGCTGAAGAGCAAGGGTTTGATACTAGCACTGTGTATTATCATGGCACTGCTTCTGATATCGAAGGTTTTGATGGAGGCTTTAAAGGTTCTGCTACAGGAGCAAGATCCGCTAAAAAAGCTTTTTGGTTTTCAGATAGCGAAGGTACTGCCCGAAGCTATGCAAACTTCGCTGCTACTTCGCAACCTGTTGCTAATCTCGTTGAGCAAGCAAACAAAGCAGAAGCGGATGGTGACTTTGATGGCTACGATAGACTCTTAGGAGAGGCTGAAGCATTAGAACAACAGTTAAATGATGAGCGTAGGAATGGTCAAAACATAATTCCAGTTTATCTACCGAAAGACCTTTTAGTGATAGATATGAAAGGGCGTTCTTATGACGACTTTGGTGTTTCTGATGAAGTTTCATTTGCGTTAGATGGTGCTAAAAAAGACGGTCGTAAAGGTGTTAAGTTCTTAAACCTGAATGACGCTATCGGTAGAGCAAACCTACCTGCAACTCATATAGCAATTATTAACTCTAAAGACATACGCTCAGTCAACGCTCAGTTCGACCCTAACAAGAAGGACTCAAGTCTCATCTTGGCTGATCGTACTGATACTCCTGCTCCAGCCCTCACAATCCCAAGCAACCAAGACACGACCGATCTTGAAATAGTAGTCCCCACCGACCTTCCACCAGTAAGCAAAGCCCATCAGAAGAAAGCTATATCACTTCTGCAAGGCCCAGCGTTTAACATTGGTAAAGAAGGCGATGCGTTGGAGCATGGTATTCAAGATCAGTATCAGCTCATGTTGTTATCACGGACGTTCAACACCAAAGTTGAGTTCGTAAGTAATCAACAGGAATTGGACCTAGTTTTGAGCGAAGAAGGGTACGCTCCAGATGACTATAGCAGGGAGTGGAATGGTCAGTATTACCCACACCAAAAGTACAGCAACGTGTATGAGGAATATATACGACAGCCCGGTGGTTTTGTAATTATAAAAGACCTCCCAGCCAATATTGCTCTGCGCACTGCGGTTCATGAAGTCAGTCATGGTGTTACTTTGTACACTGAAGCTGGTCTTCCTGATCTGAAAATTGAAAACCCAATCAACCAACGCAAAACTAGCGAAGGCGAATATGAGTTAAGTGTGACGGGTAGCTTCCAAGGTTACTTCTTCGATCACATCATGGGTTTACCGTCTAAAGAGCGCAAGAAGGTCATAGATGAGCTTATGTATGTTCAACGTGAAATGTCCTTTGCAACGAAGCCTATGCGCGATGCAGATATGTCAGAGCCGTTCCGAATGACATCGATGGATGGTCTTTTGTTTAAGGCTCCTTACAACGAGACTAAGCGTAAGGTCGTGAACCAATATAAGATGTATATATCAGCGCAAGCGAGCGCCAGAGGGGAAGAAATTACGCAGCGCCAGATTGATGATTATGCAAATCAGCGGTGGGATGCTCATGGGAAAGAGTATGAGGAAGGCTATCTCAGCGACCACGCCGAGTCCATCGTTGATGCCTTCATGTTAGCTTTAAGTGATCCTAAGAAAGCCAAAGAAGTCACTCCCAAGTTCTATAAGATGGCTAAGGGTTTCTTCAACAACTCTGGTGGTCCACTCAAGTTCTTCTCTGCGCTTCTCGCATTGATGTTTGCTATTGATGACGGCGAAGAGGAAGAACAGCGGAACCAGATGGCACAGGGAGCCTTAAGTCCTCAAGGACAAGGCGCACTGGCCTCTGCATGACGAAGCCTCCTAAGAAGAAGTATCCCCAACGCGCTCCGAAGCGTAACTACTTTGCTGACCTCGCTAAAACCGAGGAAGGCCGGGAGTTACGCAAGGAGTGGTCCAATAGGTCACGAAAGAACCCCGGCAGACCGGCTGGAGTTCCAAACGGCCACACTGCTGAGTCTATCGAACCGATACGACTGAAAGCCAAAGAAGAAGCCAAACGGGTGGTTAAATATATGGAAGACAACGGTGAGAAGTTTGAAGATCACTACGCGAAAGAAGCTATGGAGTCTGCTGTTGAGATCATGCGTACCGAAGGTGGTACTCGTGACCGTCTCGCTGCGGCTCGACTTGTGTTAGACTTCACTAAACAGAAACCAGTTACCAAGTCCGATGTAACTGTTGGCAAAGCTGAAGATTTCCTCGCGGGTCTTCTATCAGAGGAAGAGCATGGACAACAGATTGAAAGAGGTGAGAAAGAGACTTTACAGTGATTTCCCTTTCTACGCTAAAGCGGCACTCAGGATCAGAACCAAAGCAGGACAGATAGAACCACTAACTCTGAACCCTGCTCAGGAGATCTTAGATGCCGCTGTGAGCAAACAGATGAAAGCGGAAGGTAAGATCCGCATCATCATCCTAAAAGCCCGACAGCAGGGACTAAGTACCTACACAGGCGGCTACCTATACTTCTCAGTGTCACAACAGAAAGCGCGTAAGGCGATGGTAATCACACACCACGCTGACTCTACTCGTGCGCTGTTTGATATGACCAAGAGGTATCACGAGAACTGCCCTGACGCTCTCAAGCCCCACACTAAGTACTCATCTCGTAAAGAGATAAGCTTTGATGTGCTTGATAGCTCTTATGTAGTTGCTACAGCCGGTGGTGACTCAGTAGGGCGTGGTGAAACATTAACCCACGTTCACTGCTCTGAGTTAGCCTTCTGGCCTAAAAGCTCAGCCCCTGATATCTGGAACGGTTTAATACAAGCCGTGCCTAACTCGCCTAACACCGCAGTATTCATCGAGAGTACAGCTAACGGTGTCTCAGGTGTTTACTATGACCTCTGGCGGGGAGCAGTAGAAGGTAAGAACGGCTTTGTTCCAGTGTTCATACCTTGGTTCACTGATCCGACTTACCGGGAAAAGGCTCCTGAAGACTTTGAGCCTACTCCTGACGAACAGGATCTGTCTGAGCTATATGACCTCGACAATGAGCAGCTAATGTTCAGAAGACGTAAGGTTGCCCAGAATGGCCTTGATCTATTCAAACAGGAATACCCTAGCGAACCAGAGGAAGCGTTCCTGACTACAGGTCGTCCAGTGTTTAATCTGGAGCAGTTATCTAAAGCCTTGAAGACCACCAGAGATGTCGAGCAGCGTTTGGCATTAGAGGCTGGTGAGTTCGTTGATAACAACAGAGGCGAGCTTACGACATACCACAAGCACGTTCCCGGTGAGCAATACATAATCGGTGCTGATGTTGCTATGGGTATAAACAATGGTGACTACAGTGTTGCTCAGGTTCTCGACAGTAAAAAGCGTCAGGTTGCTATCTGGCGTGGCCGGGTCCACCCGGATTACTTTGCTGATATACTACAGGCGCTGGGCTATTATTATAATGAAGCCTTAATCATTGTAGAGAACAACGGACACGGTATTTTAACGTGTACCCGCTTAGGTAAAGACTACGCCTATCCAAACTTTTATACAGAAGTTGTTGTTGATAAACTTACAGATAAAGAGACGGTGAAACTAGGCTTCACCACCACAGCTAAAACAAAACCACTCATCATTGATGAACTGAGAGCTGAAAGCAGAGATGGCGCTATCGAGCTGAACGATATGGTGACTATCCGAGAGATGCTTACCTACATCGTCTCAAAGACAGGATCTATGGAAGCTGAACACGGCTGCTACGATGATTGCGTAATGTCTTTAGCTCTCGCAAACCATGTCCACCATGGTGTGTGGGAACCAATTGAATCCACCGATGATTATTATCAGGAAATGATATAATGGCTAAAACCATCAAAGATTATAAGCAGATGTCGGACTCCGAGATCGTAGTCTTATGTCAAAACAACATCAAGCAGTCCGTAGGTTATTACGACAGTGAGATTAGTGCTGAGCGTCAGAAGGTTACTGATTATTACAACGGTACAAAGCCTAAGGCTCCTGAAGGTAAGTCAAAGTATGTATCTATGGATGTGTACGATGCTGTTGAGTCTATGAAAGCAGCACTCCTTGAGACATTCTCAGCCGGTAGCCAAGTAGTTAAGTTTGCCCCACAAGGGCCGGATGATGTCGAGAAGGCAGAGGTCTGCACAACCTACACTGACTATGTGGCTTTCCGTCAAAACGATATCATGTCCGTGATGAACAATGTCATCCACGATGGTTTAACCTCCCGTGTCGGTATCGCTAAAGTATTCTGGGATGAGCGTGAAGATATCATCGAAGAAGACTTTGAAAGTTTAGATGCTGATGAGTTAGATATGTTATTGGCTCAGGAAGGTATTCAGCTAGTAGAAGAAGAGGTGAATGACTTTGGATTAAGTTCTGGGGTTATCTCTTATGCAGAAGACCGGAGCCAAGTAGCCATCGCGTCTGTTGCGCCTGAAGAGTTTCTGATCGAAGCTCAGGCTAAAGCCTTAGACTTCTCAATGATTAACTTCTGCGCCCAGCGCACAACTAAGACCCTCTCAGAGCTACGAGAGATGGGTTTTGACGATAAATCTATTGATGAGATCGGAGGTCATGAAGACACGCAGATAGACTCCCCAGAGCTTCTCTCGCGTCACGAAGGCACTGACTCTATCGGCTTTTCAAATGGTGCAGAACAGGATCAGGTTCGCAAGATAACCGTCTATGAATGCTGCATAAACATGGATAAGGAAGGTACTGGTCTAGCCAACCTTCATAAAGTGATCTTAGCCGGGAACAGTTTACTTTCTTGTGACCGTGTGGACCGTAGTCCTTTTATATCCTTTGCGCCAATCCCTATTGCCCACGCTTTCTACGGTAGTAACTTTGCACATAAAGTTGTCGCCACACAGAACGCACGAACAGTACTGACCCGGTCTATCCTTGACCATGCGGCTGTTACTAACGCGCCTCGTTATATGGTTACAAAGGGTGGCCTGACAAATCCTAAAGAGCTGATCGATAACCGTGTTGGCGGCTTAGTAAATGTCACCCGGCCTGATGCTATTATGCCGATGCCTCAAGCTCCTCTGAACCCTTATGTGTTCCAGACGATTAAGATGCTGGATGAAGA